TAAATCGCCTAACCTCAATCTCATAATGTTGATTTTAAAATTTCTATACATAATTGATGTGGTATTTTACTTCTATTGTAATTACCTTTCACTCCTTGTGTTCCTGTTTGACTACCCCTTGGTGCAGCTTCGTGGTGGCAATTTTTATTCTCATTATAACATTTTGGTCTTGGTTGCCAACCATTTGAATTGAAAATACTATATAAATTATTAGTCCAAATATCAGTAGGTTTTGCTCTGTTATCTCCATACCTGCAATACCAAACAGTTGTTCTATGCAACCCTTTAACTACTTTTAGTTTTCGTAATTTACCTCTTGGGTTTTCTATAAACCAAAATTTAGGTTTTAATTCTTTTATTATCTCTAATGTTTTTTCTACAAACTTAATTCCTTTTAAAGCATTTTTTGACTTTGGAGTGTGGTCTTTATTCCAATGTGTTCCAATACTTGCAACAGAAAAATAAGTACAAGGTGGACTTGCCCAAATAATATCTGGAACAAAAGGTATTTTATTAATATCAAAATTTAAAATATCAACTGCGTAATCTATATTTTCAAAACTATTTACATCACTACTAAAAACTTCAAAACCAAGACTTTCCGCAGCCTTTCCAAAACTTCTACTACCTGCAAATAATTCTAAAACTTTCATTTTAATAAGTCTTTTATTGGGTTTAGGTCTTTATCCTTAATCTCATAAACTGGTGCTTTAAAAACAGTATAAGTCCCATTGTCTCTTAATCTTTTAGAGCCTTTTTTAAATTTTTCAGCTCTTTCAAGTAATTCTTTTTTTGTTACCCAACCGCAAATAGTTAGTTCGCTTGTTTTTTTATTTAATGATGTGAAGATATAAACATCACATTTAAAGTGTTTTTGTAATGCACCAAAATTATGTACATAACTTGGCTTCATATCTACATTTCTGCCCATTGTTTTAACATCAATTTTTTGTCCGTTATATTTAAAATCAAACCCTCCATCAAAACCAGGTTTTAATTCAGTATCTACACCAAATAATCTTTTTGTTGTAACCTCTCCAAGCAATCCAATGTACTGTTCTGTTTTACTTCCGTCTCCTACTCCTCTTTGAGCAATATTATTTTCTTTAAGGAAATTCCAAACTAACATTTTGTTTTCTTGTGTAATTTTTACTCTCATAACTTCTGATTTAATATTTTCTTTATTTTTTTAACTGTTCTGTATATTGAATAATAACCTATTCCTGTTTTTTTACTTAACTCTAACATTGAATAGTTTTCTATAAAAACAAGTTCGTATATTTTTTGATCATATATCTCCCAACTTTTAATTTCTTTTTTTATTTCATTTAATTTACTATGATATTCAAAAGATATATCTGACATTGAGGGTTCCCAATAAGAGATAGTTTCTAAACTTACATTTTTAGGTTGTTTACATTTAACCTTATCTAAAAACAAACCTCTTAATACTCTAAAAACAAAATAATAATTAACTTCATCAGCGTTAAACATTAAAGTTTTATTATACTTACCATTCCAAGCATAAATTTTCAAATACATTTCTTGAACTAAATCTTCTGCATCATTAGATAATCCAAATGACTTTGAAATTTGCAACCATTTCTTATGGTCTTTTGCAAGTATGCTTAAAACATCACTCATACATTTTAGCTACCATTAAGTTCAGACATATCTTTTTCTTCTGGCTCTATTTTATTAGAAATGTGGTGTATCATAACGTATAACTCACCTATTGCTTTTTCAATTCTTTTTATTCTTTGGTCTGTTGTGTATTTTTTATCTTTCATTACATATTTATTACTTTTCGGACTTCTTCTTTAATTGGTTTTTCTAAAATAGGGACACCATTAATTTCAAAACCTACATTTCCAATCATACTTTTTAATACAATAGGCTCGTCCATTGGTGTTGGTCTTCCACCTGTTTCAATTTCTTTAATTTTCCTTACATGTATATGACTTTTCATCCAATCACTTGGGTGTTGTATATATCTATGAATTACTAAAAAATCATCTGCCCTATTTACAAACTTACCCCCACCTTCAACATCGGCTGCCATTGGTGGTATTGGGTGTCCAACATACTCGTGTCCTATTGAGTGCTTATATCTTAATGCAGCGGTATTAGCATGTGAATTTAACCAAATACTTACATTGTGTTTTTTACAAAATATCCTCATTTCAGTTGTTGCTTGATAGTCATACTCGTGTCCACCTAGATTCTTCATAATTTCACTATCTTTTATCAAACTATTATAAGGGTCAATTAATAAACCTTTATAATTCCAAGCATCTTTTATACTTGTAGCAAACTCAATTAAACTCCTATATGTTTGCAAAGTATTGTTATCTATAATTTTAAAATAGTCATCAATAAAACTTAAATGTCTTTCAAAGTCTTCTTTACTTATTTTATTTATTGGTTTTTGGTCTAAAAACTCAACTAACTTTCTTACTATACTATGTGCTTCATTTTCACTACTAAAAACTAACCACCTTATTTTTAATCTCTTTGCATATAAAAGCATTAAATAAAGAATCACTGTTGTCTTACCAACATTTGCGTGTCCTAAAACTACATTAAAATTACCTTCTTTAAATCTTATAAAATTATCTATTTCTGGAACTCCTATCTTTTTTCCTTCTGTAATTTTACCTGTTCTTATTAAATCAAGTTTTTCTTTTAATAAATTACTACTAACTATCATATTTTGTCTTTTAAGTTTTGTTAAGGTATTATAAATTTATGATAAAAAAAATTTTATTATAAAAAAAGGGCTAATTAAAGCCCTAATTTAAGTGTTCATTATTTTAAAGTGTTCAGTGACAATGAACGAATGATTAAAATGGTAAGTCATCTGTTACAGTATCTCTACTTGCTAAATGGTCTTCATGTTTTACTTCTGTCTTTGGTGTTGGTTTGAAAGTTGATAACGCTGCATACATTTTTCCTGCTTTACTTTCACAAATTTGTATTTTACCATAACCTTTGTTTGCTTCAAAAACATCCTTATACGTTATTAGCATTTCAGCTAATTGGTCTACTTTGAAAGCTAATTCCATTTTAACCCATTCTACTTGTCCTTGATTGACAAACATTCCTTGTACTAATTCACTTGATTTGCTCATAATTTTTATTTATTAAATTTTTGTTATTTGTGGTTTACTTGATACTGTTTTTTTAAAACTTTCGCTTTCATCTTCTCCAAAAACTCCGAGTTCATAAAAACCTGTTAATTTTAATACTGCTCTACTCATTGCTCTTTTTTCAGCCATTTCTGCTACATACCAACTATTGGTATTTCCGTCTTTATATCCCTCTCCTTTTAATGCACTACCAAAGGTTTCAATTATTGCATCTCCTTTTTGTGCAGTTGCTTTAAAAACAGAAAAAGCAGGCTCGCATCTTATTACATCATAATGTATCTTTATTTGTGCGACTGCTTGTATTTTATCTATACCTTGTCTTGTGATTATTGTATAGTGTTGGTGTTTAAAGAAATCATCTTTTTCTAAATTATACTTTTTGTATAACTCAATTAACTTGTCTTTTTTCATTTGATTATTTATTTAGGTTACTAATGTTAAACTCTTGCTCAATAACTTCGTTTTGGGCTTCTAAAAATTGTACGCGTTTTTTTAATGCATCAATCCTTTGTAGTAAAAATTCTTGTGTTTCTTGCGTTGCTCTGGTACGAGATACGTCTTCTGAATGTGTCATAAATTGTCTTTTAAATTAATATCAGTCATAAAGATATAAAAAATATTTAATAAAAAAAAATATTTGGCACAAAAAAAAGAGGCAAACTAAAAGTTATACCTCAATTTTCAAAATTAAAAGACAATCAAATATACTAAAATATTATAATTCAGCAACCTTTTCTTTATAAAAATTTATTAAATCAAGTAAATCGTTGTTATCGTACTTTACTGTTTTGTGGCTTAATAGGTTTAATTTTTCAGCTAAACCATTTTCAATATATGCATCTAAATTTCTTCCAAAGGTATACTGTTCACCGTATCTAAAAACATTGCATCCTGCACACTGTACTTGGCAGTTTTTTTCATTCCACCTTGTGGCATAATGTTTTCTACTCATAAAGTGACCGCATTGTAATTTCTTCCAATGATCATTTTTACCACAAGTAAAGCATTCTGTTATTCCGTTTGAATCAGCGTTTCTTTGCCTTATATATTGTGAAAAAATAGCGTCAGCTTTTTTAACTAATGTACTTCTTTTTGGTTTTTTTGCCATTAAATAGCATTGTCTAATATTTCAATAATATGTCTAATTTCGCTTTTTTCAAATCTTCCTTCAACAGTTGAATTATAGGTTTTAAAAGTTAATTGGTACATATCTTTTTCTTCGTTTCTATTTTCTTGTTTACCTAAATTTTGTAATTTTAACTCAAATTTCATTATATATAGTATTTACGCTTAATTATATTTTATAACGTTTTTGTTTTTTGTTTGCACAAAAACTATTGTTAAATCAATATTATTAAACAATTATAGAGCGAAGTTATATTAAATTTTTTAGAATGTCAAGACTTATAGTAAAGTTTTAATAACTATTGATGTTTTTTAATAAACTTATTTATTAATAATTATATTTTTTGAGATTTTTTCTGCACTTCTACCGACTACATAACCACCAATACCTAATTGTAATAAGTTCCAAAACTCATTTTCTAATGGTGGGATAGGTAAATTAAATAACGGTGCTATAAATTTAACATACATAACAATGAAACCAAAACACAACATTAAAATAGGTCTCCAACTTCTTTGCAGCCAATTTCCATTTGCTTCTGTAACAATTATTTCTGTTTGCAGTCTTTGTAGTTCAAGTTGTTGCTCTTGCAATACTTTAAACACCTGATTTTTAGCGTTTATACGCTCCTCTTCGGAAGTAAATAAGTTATCAATGACTTTACCTATCTCTCCTATTACTCCTGTTGTAAACCAACTTAATATTTTTTTCATTTTACCATTGGAATTGTATTTGTATAACACCTAAAAATATATTTATTTCTTCGTACTCAAAATTTTCTTCTGCTTCCATGTAACCAACACCAAAAATAAAAGATTTTGGAAACAATATGATCAAGTTTATATCTGCCATTTTAAAAATGATTACTTATCCATTCGTATTCTTCTGTTGCATCAAAACAAGGGCAACTTTTTGCTGCGAAATCTCTATGTGAGTAAATTTTCGCTGATGAGTATAATGTTTTTAATGAACATAAAAGGTCTTCTAATGCTTCTTTTTGTTCTGGTGTTCTGGTATCTTTTGCAATCCATTTACCATTTTTTCCTCGTTCAGATTCTACACCACCAATATAACAAATTCCGATGCTGTCGAAATTGTGATTTTTCGTGTGAGCACCGCTTTGTTCAATCGGTCTGCCTTCTTCAATTTCTCCGTCTAAACCAATAACATAATGATAACCAATATCTTTCCACCCACGTTTTAAGTGCCATTTCCTAATAGTATTAACACTTACTTCTTTACCCTCCTGCGTTGCAGAACAGTGTACTATTATTTTGTTAATCTTTCGCATACGCATTCAGTTTTGCATTCAGTTTTTAAAGTTTCTAATTTAGCGTTCCACCAAAAGTGTAAGCTACATTTTTTGTCTTCTAACCAATCTGCTAAATTTCTTAATCCTTTAATCATTTTTTTTCTTTTTATGCTTGACCTCCGTCTGTTATTACCCAATCATTTGGCGTCGATGTAAGTGTATTTCTACTTGATAATGCTGATGCAGAATACTTGATTGTTCCTGCGCCTAATTCCACATTTGAAATGACTGACCTTGATGCCCAACCAATTAATTTAGCACTATAATTAATCGTACTTAAA